GCCTACTTTATAGACAACGATTACGTACAAAGAATTTTAGTGGACAACATTAAATATTGTTCTTTATCAAATGCCAGATTTTTCCATTTCTGGAGTAGAACAATACACCAAGAAAACGGTGGCTCCAATGGAAGATATTTTACGAGGAACAAGGAGTATTACATAAACAAATGGGGAGGAGTGCCAAGCTATGAAACGTATAACCTGCCTTTTAATGGAAGCAATTACACGCTTACTGACGGAATTGTTTTACAACCGTTGTTAAATATACAGAATAGAGAGCTAGAGCCACACATAATAAATTACTGGAGAAATAAAACGTAATGCCAATAGTAGAGAAAGTAACCCAAACAGACGACCTATATATTTATGAATTGCTACGTAATCCAGTACTTTTTGGTGAATTTATTTATAACTATGACAAAACGGAGTTTGAAGAACCGTTTGAATTCACTTGGTATCAGAAAGAAAGCCTATGTGATTTTAGCAACTATGTTAGTCTAGAGGAAGCTAGAGCAACTGGTAAAACTGTATCACTAACAAGCTTAATAGTGTGGTTATTAGTTTTTAAAGTATTCCCAAATGATTACATAGTCTACTCAGTGCCGTCTAAAGTTCACCTTGAACCTGTGTTTACTAATCTAATAAAACAGTTCCGTTCCAACGGATTTTTGAAAATGTTTATACAAAAGGGTGGAGGAATAAATGGTTCAGACTTCACGATTAAATTACTAAACACATCCAACTTAATTTGTCGTATAGCTGGTCAAACAGGAACTGGAGTTTCAGTCATTGGTTTGCATACTCCTCTCTTTATGGTAGATGAGTGTCTCACAGCTAGAACTAAAATAGCAAGACCTAATATGAATACAAGAGTTTCTGATTTAAAAAAAGGTGACATTGTGTATTCTTGGGATGGTTTAGAAATAGTAGAGGATAGGATTTCAAATATTTCTAAAACAGCAACTAAAGAGGTTTATAAATTAAGTTATACGGGTGGTAGTATATGCTGCTCTCCAGAGCACAGATTTTATACAAAAGATGGTTATAAGCAACTTAAAGATTTAAGTATTGGTGAAATAATATATATAAAAACGTTACCGTCTAAAAGGTATTGGTCTGATGAAGAAACCGATATTTTATTAAAAAGAATGAAAGAAAACTACCCTGCTCATAGTATAGCAAAAGAATTAAATAGAAGCGAAGCGTCTATCTACAAAAAATTATATTCTATAGGTTATACATTTAGAGACGGAAGAGAATCAGAACTTACAGATGAAGAGTACCAGATAGTATTAGGTTCTCTATTAGGTGATGGCTCTGCTGAAATTTATTTAAATAGAGCGTCATATAAAACAAATCATGGATATGTGCAAAAAGAGTATGTAGATTGGTTGAATAAAAAACTATATAGATTAATTCGCAGAAGCCCATACCTACACAGAAATGGTGGTTGGGGTAAATATACGTACTCTATACAAACATGTGGTCATAAAGAGATAAAAGAGTTAGCAGATTTACTTTATATTAATAATAAAAAAACCATAACTAAAGAGTATTTGAACTTATTAACCACATTAAGTTTAGCCGTATGGTATATGGATGATGGGTCTGAGTCAGGTACTTTATCAACACATTCATTTTCTAAAGAAGAAAACGAATTAATCTCTGAACACTTATTTAATACATTTGGTATTTCAAATAAAGTTTTAAAAGATTTTGATAAAAATTTATATTTTATCAATATTGATGCAAAAGGTAAAGGAGTATTAGCTGGATTAATTAGGGAGTATTTACCGGAATGTATGAAGTATAAAATAGGTGAAGGAACTTATCTACCTTATTCTGAAGAGAATATTGATTTAAATACAACACCATTATATGAGCACCCAGACAACGCACTTGAAGAAAGAGTTATACTAGACATAACTAAAATTAATACAAGGTCTAAAGTATTATATAGTATAGAAACTGAAATAAATCATAATTATTTCGCTAATAATATTTTAGTAAAAAATTCAGGTTATTATCCTTGGGGAACTTGGGTTGAGTTACAGCCAACCCTAAACACATTTACAGATGGGTATAGGTTAATGGTAGCAGGAGTACCAACAGGTCTTAGAGAGAAGAATGTAAACTACCATTGTGACCAAGAAAACTCAAATTATTCTAAACACAGAATTTCAGCGTATCAAAATCCTAGGTGGACTGAAGAAGACAAGAAAAAAGCCATTGAACAATATGGTGGGGAAGATTCAGATGACTATATTCACTTAGTTTTGGCACAACATGGAAAGCCTATATTTTCTTTATTTGATAGAGCCAGTATGGAAATTGGTCAAGACCATGTGTATAAATTAGAAATGAATGGCTTGCAGATGCAAGGAAATATGTCAGAGTATATTACTAAGTTATCAGCACTTCCTAGCATAAGAGACAAGCGAGTGCAAACAATCATAGGAATAGACTTGGGATATACAGAGCCAACAGCTATATTTGTAATGTTTTTAGATGACCACAACAGACTAAGGTTTCATGCAAGAATAAAACTTACAAAAGTTGCCTATGATATACAAGAAAAAATAATAGACATGCTAGATACCAAATATAACCCAATTATTATTGGGGTTGATAAAGGTTCTGCTGGAATTTCTACTCTACACCATTTACAAAATGACGTAGAATACACCCATAAACGGTACGATAAAAGGCTTGTTCCTATAGATTTCTCTTCTAATATCTCGTTAGGTTTTGATAATGATGGCGAAGAAATAAAAAGCAAAACGAAGCCTTTTGCCGTTTCTATTTTGCAGGACTACACAAATAACCATAGAATAGTCTACTCATCAACAGACATAGAAATGGTTACAGAGCTAGAAAGAATGACTTATTCAAAGAACCCATCAGGAGAAATTTCGTATAAGACATTAACAGTAGGTGGTGGTAAAAAAGGGGAAGACCACTTTACATCTGCACTACTATGTGGAACTCTAGCATATTACTTGCAAAATGACTACTTTCAGCTTAAGTCTGAAAAGAAAAAACTAGTATCCGTACAGTGGATATAAATAGGTGAAAAATGACAAAAGATAATAATAAAGAACTAATAGATAAAACAAAGGAACTTTTTAGTGCGTTTGCCACTTCCCTAACACCGTTAGGTAATAACATAAGCACTAACAATCCTTGGTCTGCTGATGATGTAGACAAACTGGAACACGAGGAAATTAAAGGCTTCCGTAAACTTATTACAGCCTGTAGATTTTTCTATCATAAAGACCCTCTAAGTTCTACAACAATAAACAAACTTGTAGAGATAGGGGTTACGGACGTAGAGATAACACAATCAAGTCTTTCAGACAATGAGTACAAGATATTTAGTACATTAAAACCAAAACTAAAAGAATTTGCAGAGATTATGGCTTTAGAGTATCTTTTAACTGGTTTAGTTGTTCCAGAAATTCAATTTAATCCTGTATCAAGAGAGCAATTAAAATCTTTTGATATTAAAAAGTATGCAACAGTAACTATGCCAACGATGATGTGGCTAAGAGACCCATCAACAATTACTATAGAGTACTCACTGCTTGGCCCAGACCCCTCATACTTTGTAGAAGTTCCGGACAAATTGGTGTACTTTGTACAACATCATGGTCAATATGAAGATGGTAATAGAGATGTAGACTTGTATAATAAGCTAGCAGCTAACTACCCAGAGTTCGTTAGAGATATAAATAGCGGTAGCAAAAAGATTTTGCTTAACAACAAACATATATTTAGACGTAAAGTGCAATCTAATTCAGCATATCCAATCCCTTACTTAGAGCCGGCTCTTGAATCTTTGTACCATAAGAGAAATCTTAGACGTATGGATTACAGCCTTGCTGCTAGAGTTATTAGTGCTATCCTACTATTTAGATTAGGCGATAAAGACTTTCCAATTACAGCAGACAACCAAGAAGAGTTAGAAGCAATTAAGAACCAAATATTCTGGAGAGATGGGCAAGGAAAGAACGTAGAGAGAATTTTCCAGCTATTTGCTAATCATACTTTACAGATAGACTGGATTATG